GGCCAGCGTAATAGGGCACGATTGCGAAGCCTATATTTGGCTAGCGTTTCGTTGGGCTAGAAAGGAAATATTCAGCGGACGTATGCTCCGGTTATTCAATCGGGGGCACCGCGAAGAACAGCGTTGTATTGAATATCTAAAGGGTATTGGTTTCAATATCTATGACGCTCCGAATAACGAACAGTTCCGTATTGTGGGGTATGGGGGTCATTACGGAGGTTCAACGGATAGTATTGGGACAACACCGTATAAGGATTTCCCGGAGCCTATGGTATTGGAATTCAAAACCCATAATTCTAAATCGTTTGCCGATTTGAAGGATAAGGGGCTACTCCGTTCCAAGCCCCGACACTACGCCCAAATGTGTAGCTATGGACAAACCTACGGATATAAGAACGGATTATATTACGCCGTTGGCAAGAATGACGATGATATACATATTGAAGTTGTGAAGCTGGACTATACCCAAGCCGAGTACTTACACGCTAAGGCGGACAAGATCATTCGTTCAATGGTCCTACCGCCCCGCATTGCCCTACAAGAAACCTACTTCGAATGTAAAATGTGCCCATTCGTAGGCGTATGCCATAGGGGAGAACGTCTTGACATTAGTTGCCGTTCGTGCTTCAATGCCGAACCCATTGATAACGGGCAATGGTTCTGTAGACACTTTCAACAGACAATACCAACGGAGTTTATCCCGAAAGGCTGTACCAACTGGAAGTCTATTCTATGATACCGCGTTACTACCAAACGGAAGCCGTCAATAGTTTGTTTTCGTATTTCAACGAAAACAAGGGGAACCCCGTTATTGCAATGCCAACGGGGACAGGCAAATCTATCGTCATAGCGGACTTCCTCCGTACCGTATTTCATTACTGGCCTTGGCAACGGATAATGATTTTAACTCATGTCCGGGAGTTGATTGAACAGAACATTAAACACTTACAGTTGGCATGGCCTACCGCACCTATCGGCGTCTATTCCGCCGGGCTAGGTCAACGTGACTTCGTGCAACCAATCATGTTTGGGGGCGTTGCCTCCGTCGTAAAATGTATTGAACGGTTTGGACACCGTGACTTGCTAATTATTGACGAAGCACATTTACTGAACCCCGACAGTAGCACAATGTATCAGCGGGTCATTGAAGGATTGAAGGTTATCAACCCGCATCTAAAGGTCATTGGTCTAACCGCGACATGGTACAGGCTAGGCCAAGGGCTATTGACAACCAACGGAATATTTACGGACCTTTGCTACAACATTTGCAATACGGACGGATTTACCCGGCTGATATCGGAAGGCTATCTATCAACCCCTATCCCCCGTCAGACGCAAACCGCCTTGGACGTTGCAAACGTAGACATGGCAAAGGGGGAGTATATCCAATCCCAATTGCAGAAAGCCGTAGACAAGAACGACATTAATAACGCCGTAGTTCAGGAAATGATTAAGCACGGGCATAACCGCCAAGCTTGGTTGATATTCTGTAGCGGTATCGAACACGCCGAACACGTTGCCGAAATCCTGAACTATTACGGTATCCCAACCGGAGCCGTACATTCCAAGACCAAAGACCGGGAAAAGATCATTGACGATTTCAAAGCCGGAAGGCTCCGGGCTGTCACGAACAACAACGTATTGACTACGGGCTTCGATCATCCGCCCATAGACATGATTGGAATGTTACGCCCCACACTATCGCCCGGCCTATGGGTTCAAATGGTTGGACGCGGTACCCGCCCGTCCCCGGAGACAGGCAAGACCAATTGCCTTGTCTTGGACTTCGCCCGCAATACCCTCCGGCTAGGCCCGATAGATGATCCCCGTATCCCCCGGACCAAAGGGGCCAACGTAGGCGGGGACGCTCCCGTAAAGATTTGCGACGTATGCGGAACCTATAACCATGCCCGCGCCAAGTTCTGTATTGGTTGCGGTACTGAATTCGTCTTTGCTCAAAAGATGGTACGCCAAGCTGATACCCGGGACCTGATATCTACGGGCCAACCTTTAATCGAAACCTACGACGTAGACCGGACGCATTATAACCGTCACATTGGTAAGAAATCCGGCATTGCAAATATCAAGATAACCTATTTCTGTGGCCTGAAGATGTTTCAGGAATACGTTTCGTTTGACCATATAGGCTTCGCGAAACATAGGGCTAATGAGTGGTGGAGACAGCGTAGCGCCGACGAACCGCCGCTATCAACGGACCTTGCCTTACAACAGATAGCTAGACTTCGTACACCCCGAAAGGTCCGCGTTTGGATTAACCGCCCCCATCCTCAAGTCTTGAGCTACATCTATTGAACGGAGCTACCATGGATATCAAACGCCTAGAACTACAAAATAAAGAATTCGACGCTCTAACAGACTTAGCCAAAGAATGGGAAACCTTAAAACGTATTGCAGTAGTAGACGACGATTACCCCTACTACCGGCAGAAATATGAATGGGCTTTGAAAACTTTCATTGAAGCCTGTAACGCAAATCGTAAGCCGTGAAATGTTCTTGTGGCAAAGAACTAACGGACGTTGAACTATGCCCGTTACCTATCGGACAACCCTGCTACTATGGAGCTACGAACATGGCAAAGAAACCCCGGGCTAACAAAGCTAACCCTGCTACTGCCCCGCTACTATCCGCGTTGAAGTTCCTAGAACCCGCAATGTCTGACGAAGGACAGGTAAACCAAACCCATTGCCTATTGACCAATGGTTGGGCCGTCGCCTTCAATGGAGTTATTACACTGGCAACGAAGATTGATACGGATATCCAAGCCTGTCCCAATGCAATGAAGCTTCTAAATGCTTTGTCCAAGTGTGACGACAAGACGCAAATTACCCAACTGGCAAATACGATATCCATTAAGTCCGGTAGATACTCCGCTAGCATACCTTGCGTAGACCCGGAGCTAATCGTTATCGAACCTCCAACCCCTATGATGCTTCCGATTGACGATAGCGTTAGGGAAGCGTTGGCTATTGTGGGGGAGGTTGTTTCCGATACCGCACCCCGGATGGTTGCCGCGTCCGTCCTGCTACGTAATGGGTCCGCCGTCGCAACAGACGGGACTATCATTTTCGAGGCATGGCATGGACAATACATTCCCGAACCCGGCGTAGTATTCCCTAAGGCGTTCGTAACCGCCCTATCCAAGATACCTAAAAAGATTGTGGGAATATCCGCTACAGCTACGACAGCTTCAATCTATTTCGAGGATCAATCTTGGATACGAACCCAACTGTATACCGAACAGTATCCTAACGTTGACAGGATACTAAACGAACAGGCTAACGCCATACCTATTCCGGAAGGTTTCTTTGAAGCCTTGGAAAAGATTGAAGGACAAGCGGACGACGGACGGGTATACTTTGGTAACCTTAAACTCCAAACCCATAACATTGACGAAGCCGGAGCTATCTACGAAATAGACGGTATCCCCTCCGGTATCTGCTACGATATTGACTACCTACGAATGTTCAAAGGACTTGCGACACAAGCCGATTTTCAGGCCAAGAACAATCAAATGGGTATATTCTACGGAGATAGGTTCCGGGGTATGCTAATGCAAATCCTTATTCAGAAAACTCCGGAGGTTCGGGATATCCAGCCAACGGGTCCGCAATTGGTTCAAACTATCCCCGACGATATCCCGTTCTAAAATGTTTTTTGACGACGACGAAATGGGGCCTAAGAAAGGACGGAGCCTATTAAAGGTTCCGCCCCCAACCCCCGCGACAGGATGGACCCCGCCCCGCGAATACCCCAACCTATCCGCCGCAACCATCCTAGGGATTGACCTAGAGCGCCGGGAGCATGACCCCGAACACGGGCCGGGCTGGAGACGGGGCAAGGCTGAAACTGTAGGGTTTTCCGTAGCCGCCCGGGACAGGCTAGGCAACGAAGGGGCTTGGTATTTCCCAATCGGACATAAGATAGAACCCCAATACAACCTTGAACGTGAACCGTCTTTACGTTGGCTAAAGAGTATCCTAGAAACCAACGTCCCAAAAGTTGGAGCTAATCTATTATACGATATAGGTTCATTGACGGATGATAGTATTCATGTTCAAGGGGAATTACATGACGTACAATACGCTGAAGCTTTATTAGATACAGATAATCTAGTGAACCTAGATAACCTAGGCGTAACCTATCTAGGCCAAGGCAAAGAAACCTCCCAACTATACGAATGGCTAGCCAACGCTTACGGAGGCAAGCCGAACCAAACCCAACGATTGAATATCTGGCGCGCAAGCCCCCGCCTTGTGGGGCCGTATGCAGAACGGGACGCTGATAGCCCCATACGTATCCTTGAAAAACAATGGCCCCGATTACAAGCCGCCGGGCTACTAGAATTATATCGAATGGAATGTGATCTAATCCCGTTACTTATTCAAATGAGGATTGAAGGGGTCACCGTAGACCTAGACCTAGCCGAACAACTGTACGAAGAATTAGCCGTAGACATTGCCCGGTTATACGTTAGCCTATTCGAGCTAACTGGCATAGCTATTGACAGCGTACAATCGGGACGGGACGTAGCTAAGATATTCGACGCCGTAGGAATTAGCTACCCCACAACAGCGGAAGGCAACCCGTCGTTTCGAAAGGATTGGTTGAAGAACCTTGAACACCCCGTAGCAACCTTAATCAACGACATACGGGAGCATGAAAAGGTTAGATCAACCTTCGTTAAGAACTACATTCTAGATGGTAATGTTAACGGGAAAATCCATTGCCAATTTCACCCGCTACGGGGAGACGACGACGGGACTAAAACGGGCCGGTTCAGTTCTAGTGATCCGAACCTACAGAATATCCCGGTTCGTACTAAGTTAGGGAAAAGAGTTCGCCAGATATTCGTTAAAGATAGGCTTCATTTATGTTGGGAAAAGAATGACTATAGCCAAATCGAATACCGGGGTTTGGCACATTACGCCGTAGGTCCGGGTAGTGACGCCTTGCGCGAAACTTACTGCCGTGACCCCCGGACGGATTACCATAAGGCAACCCAAACGAATGTGAAGAACCTAACGGGTAAAGAGATTGACCGGAGGCCTATTAAGAATTTGAACTTTGGACTAATCTACGGAATGTCTGAAAAGAAACTTATTCGGCAGAATGGATTTACAGACAAAGACGGGCGCGAAGTATTCAAGGCCTATCATTTAGGTAACCCATACGTCCGCCCCACAATGAAAGCCGCTGCGGACGAAATGCAAGCCTTGGGCTATATCACTACTGTAACCGGACGACGTATACACTTTAATACTTGGGAGCCTATTGAACATGACTACAACGAACAACGCCCCTACCCATTGCCCTACGACCTAGCTATTCACCGTTGGGGTTCACGAATTAAAAGGGCTGGAGAACACAAGGCAATTAATTACAGGCTACAGGGGAGCGCCGCCGATCAAATCAAAGCCGGTATGGTCAAAGCTTTTTACGCTGGAGTATTCAACGTAACCGGCGTTCCCCGTCTACAGGTTCATGACGAATTAGATTTTAGTGTCGTAGATGATAACCCCCAACAAAATGAAGCTTTCAAAGAACTACGATACATACTAGAGAACGCTATTAAACTCCGCGTTCCTGTTATCGTAGATTTTGACCGGGGGCCGTCTTGGGGTGAACTGGAAGATTAACGGTTCATTAACCGTATCTACGATTGAAGTTGACAACGTAGACCCGCCGTGCTATCCTCCGTATGTTAAGTTGACAACAACGGAGAACAGACGAATGGCAGACAACAAATGGAATAGCCCCCCGGCTATTTACGTCTTTGTCACGGTTAAACCCAACGGAAAGAACGGACTAACCAAACCGTTTACCGGACGGGTTGGAACCTGTCAGACGGAGGCTGAAGTAGCTTCAATTATCCGAAAGGATTTGAAGGCTATGGGTGAAACGTTCGGCGGTTTGTTTGAACCGATGAACACAAGCGGACGA